GTAAACGTAGAGAGCTAGGTATTATGGGTAAAGGTGGTAAAGATGTGAGCCATAAGGGTAATCGTCTTAAGCTTGAAATACCCAAGAAAAACCGTGCCCGTGGTGGTGCAAAACGCAAATAACCCCTTTACTTAATTATGGCTGTAACACTAAAACAGAAACACGACAAGACAATTAAACAAATGAAGAAGCTTCTTAAAGGAATTAATGAAGCTCAAGAAGGTAGTCTTGGTGATAAAAAACAAGCTGAATTTCAATATAATCAATTTGCTGATAAATGGAGAAGGACATCTAGAACTAAAGAATATGGAGCATTATTAAAATCTTTAGGTATTAGAAGTAATATTAGAACAGCACTGTTTAGAGATCCTAAAAAACTTTATCTAGAATTAAATAAGAAAAGAGAAGAACTAGAAAAAGCTATGGGTACTCAATATAAAGGAGATTTGAAAGGTACATACGGAAAAGGAATATTTACTGGTATGAAATATGGCTCTTTATTTTCCAGTAATATCAATCCAGATTATGATAAAGCTTTTGATCCTAAAATGAAAAAGTTATGGGAGAAAGAATCTACAACAGCTAAGTCTGATTATATGAGATCAACTGATAGAAATGCTCCTGGTTTCGATCCAGATGGATGGAGATTAGAATTATCAGAAGATAATCCAGATAGAAAAATAACAGTTTTAGATGAAGTTAGACAGATTCAAGGTACTCAATTCCCAGAATCAGGTATGGTAAGAGATCAGTTTTTACCAGAACAGATGCGATCTACTAGTCAAGATCAGAAAGAATCATTAAAAGTTAATAAAAAAAGAAGAAGAAGTAATTATGGAGATGATAAATATGCAGGTTTAACTATTGCTGGTAAAGCTGTAAGTCCTATACAAAGAAAATTATTAGACGCAGGTTTTGACGCAGATCACTTAGGAAATATGGTAAATGAATACAATAGGAAATATAGAGATAAAAGAGGCTGGTAGCCATGGAAGAAGAAGAAAAAAGAGTACCTAACTATAACCCTGAAGAAGATGACAAGGAGTATATTGGTACTAAACTTCTTGATGGTATAGAACGTGGTGCAAGTAGCTGGTATAAAGATGAAAGAACACTAGAGGGTTGGGAATATCTTAACCCTTTCAGTGTTGCTACAGCTGGAGCTATCCGTGGTGTAGAAGGTGTAGGTTGGGTCTTAGGTAATACTCCTGTAGCTGGTGATCTCTTAAGAGGTATTGGCTGGGCTGAAGATAGACTAGCTGAAGGTGCTAGGAATGTTAGTGGTGTTTTAACTCCTAATCTAGATCCTCGCTTTGCTGGCTGGGGTACTAGATTAGGTACAGCTATTCTTGCTGATAAAGGTATTAGGAAAGTAGCAGGTGCTACTAAAGCTACACTTAAAGAAGGAGCTGAAAGAGCTGCTGTAAGATCTGGTAAGAAGTACACTAGTACTCGTCCAGAAACGATGTCTGATGTGTGGAGAGATGACTTAGCTGGTCCTAGAAAAACCTACGAAAGAACTAATAAGAAAAGATACTATCCAGAGAATCCTCCAGATGATCCTTGGTTGACTGATGAAGATATAGCTAGACAAAATGCAGTTAGAATTGATGTTCTCAATAAAATGATAATGAGGATAGATGATCAAGGAGAATTATTTGATAATATTAAAAACCAAGCTCCTGTGCCAGAATTCGGTCCTTTAGTACCAAGTATGCACCCAGATAAATATAAATCTTTAAAGAAAATAGGTAAGGATTTTGAGGATTATACTGAATGGGATGTAACTGAATTACAAAGAGAATTAAAAGCAGCTTTACAAACACCTGGAGGAACATTAGAAGGTTCTAGATTTAGTTGGCAAGATCCATCTGGTAGAACTAGATATTCAAGAACTCCTACTGAAAAGTCTCCAAGTAGAAGTAAATATACTAAAACTGATTTTTATAGATTTCAAGAAGAAACTAAAGATAGTTTAACCCAATTTTATAAACATCTTACTAGAAATGAGATAGAAAATCATCATGTTAATACTTTAGATACTGGTGTAGCTTTACATGAAAACTTAAATAAAAATGGAAGAATTATAACTAGAGCAAGATTAATTGAAAAATCTGGAATAGCTTCTGGTAACGATCTTTTGAATAGTAGATGGCTACCTAAACCAGTACATAAATTAATGACCGATTGGGTTGAAGAGAATGTAGGAGCACAAGCATCTAAAGTTTTAGGTAAGCCAGGATCATCTAAAAGGAAAAGATGGGTACAACTTCCAGTTGATCATCCAGAACGTCTTGCTAAAATTGATGAGTATGGAGCTTTAATAAGAGCTTCTTTAGATGAAATGAATAGATTACTAAATGCTTATACTGAATTAACAACTGGTCCTATAACAGAAGAAGCTTTTGAATTCTTAATTAAAAGGCTAGGAATTTCACCAAGACAGTATGATGTTTTAATAGGTAAGAAAGGAGAATTACCTAAAGATATTCTAAAAGATCCTGAATTTATAAAATTAAATCAACCAAAACCAGAACCTAAATCTATTAAATATCCACATAATGTTTCTGAACATCAAGAAGCTTTAAAACAACTTGCAGATTTAAAAGAAAGTGTAAAATTACATAGACAAAAAGGAAGTGGTTTTTCATTTAGTACTAAAAAAGATCCTACTTTTAAAGAAGGATCAGAATATAAAAATGTTCTAGCTAGAATTAAAGCGTTGGAAGAATTTACAAAACCAAAGCAACAACCTCTATTTGATTCTAGAGTATATAGAACACACAATTGACACACGGAGATTAACTTATGGATGCATATGTAAGAGGTGAACAGAAGAAAAGGGAAAGGAATAAAGAAAACACTGGTGAAGAAATGCCAGATACCCATGCAGAAACTTCTGAAACTTCTCCTAAAAAAGAAAGTGAATGGGGTGATAAAATGAAAAAAGCATCTGATGTCCTTGCTAAATTAGCTCAGAATACACCTGGATCAGTACATAGAGGTGTAGATTATAATAGAAATGTAGCTATTAGAGAAGGTTTATCTAAGAATCCTTTTGCAGTAACTGATGAAGGATATTCTGGAGGTATAAAAACTAGTGAAGGTCCACAGACTACCTTATTAAGAGATATAGATGTAGAAACAGGTAAGAAAAAGAAAAAGAATAAAAACTATGACTACTAATGTAGTAGCTGTTCTTCAAAGTGATTTCAAGCTCTTCCTACAAGCTTTGTGGGAGCAGCTTGACCTCCCTTCACCCACTAGAGCACAGTACTCCATTGCTGACTATCTCCAACATGGACCAAAAAGATTACAGATCCAAGCCTTTAGAGGTGTTGGTAAATCTTGGATTACTGGTGCTTTTGTGTTATGGACACTCTTTAAAGACCCAGAGAAAAAAATAATGATCATATCTGCATCTAAAGAACGTGCAGATAACATGTCAATCTTTTTACAAAAACTAATTATTGAAACCCCATGGCTCAGTCATCTCAGACCGAAATCAGACGATTCACGTTGGAGTCGCATCAGCTTCGACGTAAACTGTTCACCACACCAAGCCCCAAGCGTCAAAAGC